CCTATCACTGCCGCTATCACCGCAGCTACTAACTTTATTGCTGCATAACCCCACCCCCGAAAGGAGATCACAATGGCTGAGAAAAAAACAAACACCATTACGATCAACAATAAATCGTACACTGAAGACCAACTAACAGACGCTCAAAAAGTATTTGTTAACCACGTTGCTGACTTAGATCGAAAGATTGGCTCTGCTAATTTTAACATTGACCAGCTAAAAATGGGACGCATGGCGTTTATGAACGCGCTGACCGTTTCTTTATCAACTGAGCCAGAAGAGGCAGAGGTTGTAAACTAAATGGAAATGGACGCGCTCTGGAATGTCGGTTTAACTGCTGGGTTTGGCTTCATCGTATGGTGGGCTAAGTCACAGCGGGACGAACTAGGGCGCGTGACCATTCTGTTGAACAGAACACGCGAAGAGATGGCCAAAGAATTTGTGTCCAAGAGCGATAGCTCTGCCGTCTTGACGCAAATTATGAATAAGTTTGACCGTATTGAGGAAAAGATTGACCGACTTATGGAGAAATAAGTTTCATGGCCGTCATCGAAACTATAATGGCGGCGAATGCAGCCTACGGTGTTATAAAGAAATGTCTTGAAAACGGGCGTGAAGTTAATGATATGGTTAGCCATGTCGGCAAGTTTCTTTCCGCTGAAGACGACCTTAAAGACGCCGTTGACCGCAAGAAGAAAAACCCGATTACATCTATTACAGGCGGCGCAGAGGGTGACTGGGAAGAGTTTCAAGCCCTTGAAAAAATTAAAGAACAGCGGCGTGAATTGGAGTCTTGGTGCAGATTGTACGGTCCTCCCGGCACTTGGGACCGCTGGATGTCTTGGCAGGCTCAAGCTCGTGTAGCTCGTAAGGCCGCACAAAAACAACGTGAAAAAGAGCGTGAGGAGAAGATGGAAGCCATCATGTATGTTGTTTCGGGGCTACTTGCCATAGGCGGTGCTGGCGTACTGATATATTTCCTTGGCCGATACTGGGAGAAGTGGTGATGTGGGTTCTAGTTTGGTTTCAGTTACTCAACAACAATGTAACTCACTATGAGCTGGGCCAGTTCATGTCTAGCAGCGAGTGCGCTAGAGCAAAGGACGACGCCAAGGTGCTTATCACTAACTCACACACAGTGACGTATTGCTTTGAAGTTATACCGAAACAAGAAGGGTGATTACGTTGTGTATGACAAACATGGAAAAGTTGTTATAATAACGAACAACAAGAACTACGCGGTTGCTTACGCAAGGAGTTTGAAAGATGGCAGGACTATTGGGAAAGATATTCGGGTCGGGTGACGTAATCAAATCAGGCATTGACCTGATCGACAGTTTTCACACTTCGACAGAAGAAGAGATTGCGGCAAAGACCAAGGCCAAGGTTGACGTGATGAACGCTTATGCGCCGTTTAAGTTAGCGCAGCGCATCATCGCATTCTCATTTACGTTCACCTACCTTTCTTGTTTTGCACTGGTGCTTACGTTTACGCTCATGGACAGAGTGGCGGATGCCGATAAAATCAATCAGGTTCTAGAGGACTTCCAGATCGGGTGGGCAATGATTGTCATTCTTGGTTTTTACTTTGGCGCTGGCGCTGCTGAAGGCTTCATGGATAAAAAAAAGGGTAAATAGTAATGTATAAGTTATCAAAACGCAGCCTTGACAAGCTAGAAGGCTTAGACCCACGGCTTGTTGCTGTTGTTAAATCGGCCATCCATAGGACTAAGATTGATTTCGGCGTGATCTGTGGCATGAGAACTATGGAAGAACAAAAGGCTTTAGTCGCCAAGGGCGCAAGCCAAACTATGAAAAGTAAACACCTTCAAGGATATGCCGTAGACTTAATGGCGTATATTGGCTCAAGGGCCTCTTGGGAATTGAATCTCTATGGTGAAATTGCCGATGCCATGTGTGAAGCGGCCCGTGAAGTTGATGTCCCTATGCGCTGGGGTGCTGCTTGGACAGTATCGAATATAGCCCAATTTACTGATGGCACTATGCAAGACGCTATGAACAGCTATATAGATGAACGCAGGACTCAAGGTCGTATACCATTTTTGGATTGTCCACATTTTGAATTGATGGTTTAAGGAACGTACATGCCTTTACAGCTATTAAAATATAACCCCGGTGTCGTAAAGGACATCAGCGAGTATGCGGCTGGGAAAAATGGCCCGTTCTGGGTGGATAGTGATTTAGTACGTTTCAAGGCAGGATACCCTGAGAAATTGGGTGGCTGGGTAAAAGACCCAATCAACGCCCTAGATACCGCTGGTAGCATTACCTCAACGGAAACCACTATCGAAGGCATTGCGCGCCGTATGGTGTACTGGCGATCCACGACTGATGGTGAGGATCGTCTGGCTGTCGGCACACACAATCACCTACTGATCATTGAGAATGGCGCTGTGTACGACATAACGCCCCTGCGTGACGAAACAAATGCGGCCACCACAACCACAGAAGCGCTAGACAATAGCGAGACAGCAATTGATCTTGCCAGCGTCACTGGGTTTAAGACGGCTGGCGCTATCCTGATCGACAATGAGGTTATAACTTACACTGGCATTAGCACTCTGACATTAACTGGATGTACCAGAGGCGCTGACAGCACGACAGCGGCAGCACACGACAGTGGGGCTGTAGCCACCCAGATATTAATAGATCCCATCACCACAGCCGACGAAAGCACCACCGTCACTATCACAGACACAGGCCACGGCGCTCAGACCAGCGACTGGGTGGTTTTAAGTGGTGCAGCGGCCACAGGTGGCGTGACAGCAGCCGATCTTAACAGCATGGCTGGCTATCAGGTAACTGTGCTGACGGCGAACACATATACAATTACAGTCCCATCTGCGGCCACGTCAACAGTGTCGGCAGGCGGTGGGAATGCAGTCGTTATTAAGTATTTAGTGGGAATTGCTGGCCAACTTGGCGCGCAAAGCTCTGACCCTGCGTTGGGCTGGGGCGTTGGTAGCTGGGGCGAAGGCACTTGGGGTACGCCTAGATCCGCATCATCATCTGACGTTAATTTAGACAATAGCTCTTGGAGCCTATCGCTCTGGGGCGAAGACCTTATCGCTACAGTGCGAAATGGGGCCATTTACTACTGGGATACCTCCGCAGGTACAACGAACCGTGCGGCGCTGGTGTCGTCCATCTCAGGCGCTGAAAGCGTCCCTACGATTGCCAGAGTGACCACAGTGTCATTCCCTGACCGACACTTCATTGCGGGTGGCTGCACAAGCTACAGCACAAGCAACGTGGATGACATGCTTATTCGCTGGTCGAGCCAAGAGCAGTTTGAGAAGTTTGCACCCACGGCGACCAACACGGCAGGCGACCAACGCCTACAGATCGGCACGAAGATCGTGGCAATGGTATCGGCGCGTGAGGAAACACTAATTAGTACCGATTCGGCTCTGTACGGCATGACATTCGTGGGTGGTAATTTTGTATTTTCGTTCCGACTTCTGGCTACAGATTGTGGGGCTGCTGGCCTGAACACAATGATCTCAATTGACGGCGATGTTTTTTGGATGGGCAAGAGGAACTTCTTCAAATACGATGGCCGCGTTCTTGAGCTGCCTTGCCCTGTGCAGTATTACGTCTTTGACAGAATGCAGACTAGATACATCGACAAGGTCGTTGTGGGGCATAACAAGAAGTTTAAAGAAGTGACGTGGTTCTATGTGTCCAACGACAACACTGCGGCCACTAATCCCGAAAACGACAGCTACGTCACATACAACTACGCCGAAAATGCGTGGACAGTAGGCACAATGGATCGAAGTGTGTGGAACGACAGCTTCGGCGCAAAGACCGTGCCGTTTGCATTTGACCCTGATGGCTACCTATACAACCACGAAACTGGCACTAGCGCCGATGGTGCGGCCATGAACAGCTTTATTGAGGGGTCACCCCGCGAGATCAGCGCAGAGGGCGAGACACTGTACATGGTGGATCAGGTGGTCCCAGACGTAACGATGTCTGCTACTACGTCCCTAGATCTGTATATGAACACACGCAAATATCCCAATGCGACAGAAACAGTCAAAGGGCCGTTTGCGATCACGTCAACGACAGACAAAGTTAGCACTCGCGCCAAGGGCCGTCAGATTGCGCTCAAGTTCCAAAGCACTGGGACCGAAGATGAGTGGACGCTGGGAGATTTTAGGGTCAATTCAAGACAGGATGGGCTACGATAATGGCACAAGGATCACCACTCGCAAATATAAGATTGCCATCGCCGCCTGCTGATTATCAACAGGGCTATATGGCACGTTTTGCCAACACCTTAGAATTATTGCAGAGAACTAACTTTTTTGCCGTGTCTGCTGGAATAGATTCCTCCGCAGATCGCGCCGAAGCTACAGCGTGGTTTATATCTTAAATGCCCAATAGTTACACAAACGCCAAAGTAGACTTAACAACGACAGACGCCACAGTGCTTTACACTACGCCTGCGGCCACCACAGCCCTAGTTAAGTCAATCTTGGCATCTGAGGACAGCGGAACCGCTGACACGATCACAGTGACTATTACTGACGCTGACGCTGCCGTGTTTAGCCTGTTTAAAGTAAAAGCCGTTGCGGCTAACACCACTGTTGAATTGCTTAGTGAGCCACTTGTTGTTAAAGAGAATGAAATACTGAAGGTCACCGCAGCCACTGCTAACCGCTTGCACGTTGTGGCAAGTCTACTGGAGATAAGTTAATGGCATTAATTAATGAACCAATTGTTTTAGGATCAAACATTACTGGTAATTATGGCGCGTTGCCCGGTGATCCAAATTATTACACTCAAGAAGACCCGACTTTAAGAGAGGGAATGGTTGAAAACGAAGATGGGACTTTTACCATCCCAACTTACCAACGGTCACAAAACGAAATTGCTTCTGACTTTGACTGGTCGATGTACGGCTCAAAATACGCTCCCATGCTTCGCTATTTTAATAGCGTCAAAACTGGAGAATTTATCTACGATCCATCTGAAGATCAGATCAGCGAAGAAGAAGCCACCGCACTGGCTGGAGACTTTACAACCGAAACTGGCCTAGATCCCAAGGAAGTTATCAAGCAAGAATTAATTGATTTTGGAGGCCAAGTAGTCGCTGGTGCTGGCGCACAAATAGGCCGCGCGTATGCCCAGACTGGAGATATTGGCGAGTCGTTTGATGCTTATAAAGACCAAGGTTTTTCAAATTTCTTTATGAGTCCAGAAGATAACCCCTTAAAGTTAACGTCAAAAATATCAAGCAGTGGGCCATTTGATCAACAGAAACTTCAAATTGATTTTATAAAAAGGGGCGGGGAGGCTGGAAAAGCCGCAGGAGAAGCACTCAAATCAACTCCCAATAACCCTTTAGACGCTGATGCATCAACAAAATACCTTGAATCAATAAAAAACAATCCAAATTTAAGTGATATTGATAAAGCTGTTGCTGAAGGAGATTACACAACTTCTATGGCAGCAATCCCAAATGCTCCCACAAGTTATTTAAAAAAAATAGGTGATAGGACTAAATCTTTTGGTGAAAACGCATCTTCCGCTGGGCTGGCTAACCTATACGGATCTGGTGGCGCTGCCGCGACCACTATCGCGTATAACTTAATCAAAGGTGAAAACTTAAAGGAATCCGTAAAGGCTGGCATTAAAGTCGGGGCTGGAACTTATATTGGCACTGCATTAGGTGGCCCTTTTGGTGGCATGATTGGTGGACTAATTGGTGGGCGGGTGATTTGCAACGAACTTATGCGCCAAGGCATAATGACCCGCAAGCAAGTGGTTCTGGATTACAAATTCACTCGTGACCACCTAACGCCGACACACGTCAATGGATACCACGTCTGGGCTGTGTGGATGGTTAAGCAGATGCGTAAGGGCCGTTTGGTAAAC